GTTTACGAAGGAGAAACGGCCATGACAGCAACGATCATCCCCATTGGCGAGGAGGCAGCAGGCTGGGAACGCGCTCTGTACGCATTTCTTGCCGAAAAGGAGAGACGGAGCGGCTCAAGACGCACGGTCGAGGGCTATTCCAGAACCCTCCAGCACTTCTTCGGCGTCGTGGGCAAGCCGCCCGACAGAATCACTGGCCAGGAGGTCTTCACCTGGGCCTACGGCAGAGGACTCTCGGGCAAAGAGCCTTCGGCAATCACCATCGGATCAAGGCTCGCCTGCCTCAGTTCCTTCTATCGCTTCCTCATCCGCATGGAGATCGTCTCCGCCAACCCCTGTGACCAGATCGAGCGGCCCAAAGCCTCGCCGAGCCCGCCGCGGGGGATCAGCGCCGAGGGGATTCGAAAGCTGCTTTCCGTCATCCCCAAAACGCCGGCCGGCCTGCGGGATAAGGCAATCGTCCTCACCCTCGTCCTAACTGGCCGGCGCCGGGCGGAAGTCTTCAACCTGAAGGTCGGCGATCTCATTCGGACCGACGGCCTCTTCTACACCTACCGAGGTAAGGGCGGCAAGCAAGGGAAACGGGAACTCCCGCTGCCGGCGTTCGAAGCGATCAAGGAAGCGCTGGCTGCTTTCGGCAAGAACCTCGATGAGATGAAGCCAGAGGACTCGCTCTGGTCCTCGCCCGGCAGGAACGGCCCTGGCATCACGAGCGGAACATTCTACGGCAACCTTCAGCGCTATCTGCGCAAAGCCGGCCTACCGCCTGCCGGCGTTCACATCTTCCGCCACTCGGCCGCGAAGCTCAGGCGCGACGTGGGAGAGTCCATCGAAGACGTTAGCAGGTTCCTGGACCACTCGTCGCTGGCGGTGACGACCGTATACCTGCGGCGACTGGAAGGGCAGGAGGATCGGGCATGGGGCAAGGTGGCCGAGGCTATCGGTGTATGAGACGCACACGGCGACGATTCTCGTCGTGGGTGGCTTGGCATTCGCCCACAAGCAGTTCCGACAGCCGAGGACGGGTTTGTGTGGGTGACTCTCTTCACTCGCGAGCTGGGCCAAAACACCTGTGCTTGGTGGGAGCAGAAGGTGACCCGCGCGAGCGACGGGTTCACCTTTAGGGTGAAGCCCCTCTTGACGGGCCCAGGGTCCCCATGGTAGTCTTCACCCTAGGGGTGATTAGACCGAGTGAGGGTCGTGTTTCGTACCAGGAGGCTCCAGCGCGCCTACGAGGAGTCTAGCCGTGCCATACGCCTCTGGGGACCCGCAGTGGCTCGGAAATACGTCCAGCGGGTGGAGGCTCTATGCGCTGCTCAGAACTTCGGCGAGATAACGCGCTTTCGGGCGTTTGGAGCGCATACCCTCGAGGGGAAGCGACAGGACCAGTGGCCTATCACCCTCACAGGCCGATGGCGGCTCATCGTGACTGTCTCCGACGACGGAGAGACGGTGAAGGTTGAGGAGGTCACAAACCATTATGGCGACTAGGACCGAGCGACGACCTTTGTCCGACTTGGCCATCCCGCCAGGCGAGCTGCTCGCAGAGGAACTCGAAGCGCGTGGCATGACGCAGAAGGAACTTGCTGACAGAACGGGCCGCCCGGAGCAGACCATAAGCGAGATCATCAACGCGAAGAAGAGCATCACCCATGACACGGCGCTAGAGTTGGAGAAGGCGCTTGGCATCTCCGCGGACTTCTGGGTGAATCTGGAGGCATCGTACCAGCTAACCAGGGCTCGTCTTCGCGAAAGGGAGGAACTGAAGAAGCAAGAGGACTGGCTCGCGTTTTTCCCTGTGCGGGAGCTTCAGGAACGCGGGTACATCCCCAAGACTAGGGACAAGCGCGAGATGCTAGCCGGGCTGCTAAGGTTCTTTGGAGTCGCGTCGTTCTCGGCGTTGCGACAGCGCCAGGACGCGATGCTGGAGTATCGCATCACATCGAAGGCGAAGGTGTCCGAGGGTGCGTTGTGGGCATGGCTCCGCGCAGGTGACATTGAAGCAGGACATGTCGAGACGTTGCCGTACAATGAGCGCCGATTCGCTGAGGTGCTCAGGGAGATCCGAAACCTCACAATTGAGGAGGCAGACATCTTCGTCCCGGGGATGAGGGAGCTGTGCGCCAGTGCTGGTGTTGCCTTCGTGATCGTGAAGGAGTTCCGAAAAAGCGCTGCCAATGGTGTTGCTCGGTGGGTTTCGCCTGACAAGGCACTGATCCAACTGAGCACTAGGAGGCGCTCGACCGACATCTTCTGGTTTAGCTTCTACCACGAAGCGAAACACGTGCTCGATCGGCAGAAGAGGCGTGCTTTCGTGGATGGGATCAATGATGAGCCCGAAGCCGAGGACGCTGCCGATCGTTTCGCGGCGGACATGCTGATCCCTGCAAGTGAGTGGGCAGCCTTCGCTAGGGCTGAAGCAAAGTCACCCCAAGCCGTTACAGCATTCGCCCAGCGTGTTGGCGTGGAGCCGGGAATAGTCGTGGGGAGACTCCAGCACGAAGGTCTGATTCCATACGAGAACCTGAATCGTCTCCGACGCCGGTTCGTGTGGTCCGACGACTGATGGACAAGACGCGACAGCAGCATCGCCCGCGTCAGGAGATGTCGCGTCGGCATGCCAGTCGACAAGCACAGGATAAGAGGGACTCTAAGGGGACCGTGTCACCCCGCCATGAACTGGGCTTCGCAGCGGCGGCTTGACCACACGCCTCCGCAGATGGAGGGATAGGACGACCTATCGTGTGAAAAGGCGGCGAAGCCATGCAGTTGCAGTCCGCTGTGCGGAGGACGCGGGTTGTAGCGGAGGTGGCTCATGCCGAAGCACCTGGGTCTTAACCTCGACCGGTTCGTTAGCGCGGTCTGGCCTCCACTCCTCGACCGGTACGCGGAACGCCTGGGCGCTCAGATCCGTCCCAGCCCTTGGGAGGTCTTGAGCGGTCCGGCCCTTGAGCATTACCTAACCCAACCCGAGAACGCGGAAGCCGCCGCAATAGTCCGTGAGGACCTGCAGCGCGTCAACGATGTCGCCCAGGATGGTATGGGCACACTCGTGCGGGCCTGTGAGAAGTACGACGTTCAATTCGCTCCCAACGCAACGCCAGAGACGATTGCCATGTCTCTGTTCCTCGACCATCGCGACGCCTTCGACTTCGCATGGAGCCGTTACCTCCTGTACGGGTCGCCAGCCAACCTCAGCGTTCATCCTGTGGGCCTAGGCCATCTTCGGATCGGCGCCGACCAACTCGCACTGTTCAGGGCTGCCATCCAGCGCTGGTTTGCGGAGCAATCAAAGGGTGAACAGTGCATTGTCCGGGAGTTCCAGGACGCCGGCGAGACAGTCATCTTGATCCAGCACGGCACCTACGTGCGGACCATCCCCTTCTGGAAGGACGACGAAGTCAGCATGGCCAGCCTTCGACCGGCATTGGAGGACGTAATCGTCTACGAGCCAGACACCTCGCTGGTCCGAATCCGGGCCGGCCTCCCCAAGGACCGCCGGCAGTACCTACGGCTATTCGCCGCCTGCATCGCTGGGGACGAGGCACTTGCGGACGCAGCGGAGACCTTCACGTTGACACCCCTTCAGAAGGGGACGTTCGACTTTGGGGGCAAAGGCCCCATTGTTGGGATCGAGCTGCGCAAGGTGAGGACGCAGCTGCACGGCGCCACGAAGCTTGTCGCCGAATTCACTTCGCCGGACATCCTCAACTCGTTCCGCTATGACCTACCGGGCCTGGGGATCGCCTCAGGTATTCTGACACTCGCCCGGTTCCGCTTCCACCTCCATTTCCCAGGAGAGAAACCGACGACGGTCACGTTCAACATCGAACCGCCGGCGGTCACCAGCCTGGCCGAACGGCGCTACGCGAACCTGATCATGAGGTACTTGGAGCGCCAAGGGGTGAAGCTGAGGTGATTCACTGGCTGCTGACCCGGCTGGAGAAGAATCCCCACGCGCTGTTCGAGGAATGGGAACTCCGGAGACAGGACCCGGTGGCCTTGGAAGATCTCAGGCGCGAGGGCCTTATCCGGCGCCTCTCCGCTTCACAGGCAGGTCACTCGTATGTCGACCCGTCAGGTCGGCTCCTAACGGTCGTCTCCAACCCCGATGGCACGCTGGAGGCCATCGACGAGGACGACCCAGAGTGCCAACCAGTACCTGTGGCGCTGTCAGAAGTCGCTTCATGGAGGGTCAACTTGGAGGCCCTTTGCGGGCGGTTCCGCGAAGCCAACAGTCTTAGCGGACCCTTCGGCGAGCTCAACGAACGACTCTACCTCCTCGGTGGTCTCTCACCCGGACGCGTGGCGGTGCTGGCATTCCTTTCTGACGAGGCCTCTGGCGTACCGCTCCTGCAGGCGCTCCTGGCGCTTGCACCGGCCGCTTCTCGCGAGTTCCTAGTCTTCCTGCCCTCGTTGACCCTTCCGCCGCCTGAGCAGCGGCGACTGGAGTCGCTCCGCATCTGGGTCCAGACATTGCGGTCCGACGACCCGTTCGCGCTCCGCCGCCTGGCGGCCACGACGCCTGTCCCCGAAGCCGCCGGCCAGGCAAACGCGGGCTTCGAGCACTCGGATGACTACCGGTGGGTCAAGCTCAGAGGGCGGGAGTTCACGCTGACACCGCTCCAGGCGGAAATCGTGCGAATCCTCGACGAGGCTCGCGTCCGGGAAGCCCCGGACGTTGGGTGGAAGACGATCTGTACTCAGCTTCACGAGGGCTACCCCCGCCACATGAGCGATTCATTCCGGAACGTCGCCGGCTGGCAGGACCTCATCGCCTCGCGACGTAGGGACACGTATCGCCTCAACACTTAGCCCGCCCCTACGGGCGAACTTCGTTCGAAATACGGGCGTTCTTCGTCCATCCTCGTCTCGGACCGCCGTAGGCTCGGGCTGTGAAGAACGCCAGGCGGCCCCGAGGACTTGATCAGAGCCCGCAGGTAGAGCGTGTATGTGTCCCTGACGGGAAGGCGATGCGGGCAGCGCTAAGGGTTCTCCTGGGACTGCCTCGGATTCCGAATCGACCGAAAGGGGACAGCAGCACATGCAGGTCAAAGTGAAACGAGTCGCGACGTACGAAAGGGTCAGTTCAGAAGACCAGAGGGAACGCGAAACTATCCGCACACAGACAGACGAGCTGGCCCGACGCCTAGCCCTCGACCCGGAGGTCCAACTCGTAGAGCGCTACGTCGACGACGGAGTGTCGGGCACCATCCCCATGGCCGAGCGCCCGGCGGGTGGACGCTTGCTCGAAGACGCCGCCAGAGGACGCTTCGACGAAGTCTGGGTCTACAAGATCGACCGGCTAGGTCGCGATGACGTCGATCCGCTCATCGTCTGGCGAGACTTAGAAAGGCTCGGCGTGAGAGTCTATTCGGTCACCGAAGGCGTCAGCAGCCCTTTCGAATACCACATCAGGGTAGCTATGGCGGCAGAGGAGCGACGCACCTTCCTTGCCCGTTCCGCCGCGGGAATGGCGCGTGCCGCCAGAGAGGGCCGCTACTGCGGCGGCGTCGCGCCAATGGGCTTCAAGGTGGACGGCCAACGGCAGTCAGCACGGCTCGTCCCGAGCGACGTCCTCATCTGGCGAGACTGGACGGAGGCGGACTTGGTGAGACAAATCTACGCCTGGCTAGTCGAGGGCTGGAGTTGTCGGCGGATCTCCGACCACCTCAACGCTCTCGGCGTGCCTACAGCCTACGCGAGAGACGACCGGCTGGTCGCGAAGCGAATAGGGGAGCGCAAGTTCCGGACTCAGGAAAGGTGGCGTCCAAGTCGCATCCGAAACTTGGTGGTCAACCCGGTCTACAAGGGCGAGTGCCACTACGGACGGCGGACAAAGACGGCAAACCGCGAGGTGATCATCTCGGACGTGCCACCTCTGATCACGCCCGAAGTCTGGGAGGCCGCTCAGGAGACGCTGGCTAAGAACCGCATTATGACGAAGCACGGAAGTCGCATCAACCTGCTGCGCTCGGTGATGCGCTGCGGCATTTGTGGTCTCAATTACTCGGGCACGGTGGGACGCGATGTGGGCTGGTACCGGTGCAACGGCCAGACGGTCGACAGGGGCAAGTTCGAGGGGCGCTGTCGGTCTAAGTCGATTCGGTCCGACTGGCTTGAGCCTCTGGTCTGGCAGGACGTCGAGCGATTCCTCCGGGAGCCAGGTGAGATCATAGAGGAACTCGCTGCCGAGCGAACCGACACAAGCGGCGCCGCCGTTCTCGAGGCCGAACGCGTGGGCATTCAGAACGCACTTGCTGACCTCCCTGCGCAACGTGATCGCGTCCTTGAGGCCTTTCGCCGTGGCTACATGAGTCCGATCGATCTCGACCGTCAGATGGAGGCTGTGGCGAGCGAGGAAAAGGCACTGCAGACGCGACTCGCGGAGCTCACCCCGGCCGAGCCCTCCACTGAAGACGAACTCGATGCGGACTTGCTTCAGGAGATCCGAACTCGTTTGGCCGAGGGCGTCGACGACGTGATGAAGCGCGAGATCATCTCACTGCTCGTTGAACGCATCGACGTGAACACCGAAGAGGTGGGTGGCAGGAAGCGGGCCACCATCATCATTCGCTACCGCTTCCCTGCTGTAGTTAGTTTCTCCCCGGGCACGCGTGGAGGTCAGAACTACAGCAGACTCCAGAGAGTGGTGCAAGTGTGAACTCCCTGCTGGAGTCCGCACTGGACCGCGCCCGAAGGGGCGCGCTAGTCCTTCCGCTCTGGTGGACGGACGAAAATGGCATTTGTCAGTGTCCCAAGAAGGCCAACTGCGACTCCCCCGGCAAACATCCTCTGACGCAGCACGGTCTGGATGACGCGTCGAGCGATTCTACCACAATCACAGAGTGGTGGACTCAGCATCCGCTTGCCAACATCGGCGCCCGCACCGACCACGAGCCACGAGTAGATATTGATCTGATCGAAGTCGCTGAACAGCTCGCTCAGGATACTGCACTGCCGGCGACGACTCAGGTCGTGCGCACACCCAGGGGAGGACTTCACATCGTCCTGGCTACCTCTAAGGCCGTGCCGTCAACTGCGCTCAATCTTGAGGACGGTCAAAGGCTCGGCGATCTCAAGGCAGCACGCGCATATGTTGTCGTCTCGCCCAGCATTATCGGCAAGAAGCGATATGTCCCGCTCAGTCCAGAGCACGTCAGTCCGCTTGAAGTGGAAGACCCTCTGGAATGGCTCGCGCAACTGCTGCCGGCGTTCGGATTCACCCTAGCCACTGCACCGCCCAACGGCCGGCGAGACTACGAAGCCCTGGCAGGCGTCGTCCACGAGGGCGAGGGTCGCCACAACGTGCTCGTCTCTTATGCCGGCAAGGTGTGGGTGGAGGGGACGGCCCCCGAGACGCTCGTCGAACTGCTGCAGGTTGTGAACCAGCGGCAGTGCCAGCCACCGCTGTCGGACGGCGAAGTCACAGACATTGCAGCGCACTTCATTGAGAAGCGCGAGCAGCGGCGGGACAACCACTATCCCGTGATGGTGTCTCCCAAGCAAGCGCCGATTCCGAAGGCGTTCCCGCGGACTGACGCCGGCAACGGGGAGCTCTTCGCCCTTCTCTACGGCGACCGGGTGCGCTTCGACCACCGGCGAAGGCGCTGGCTGGTCTGGGGAGGACACTGGTGGTCGGACGACAACGACGCCGAGGTGCGACGGCTGGCCAAGACAGCAGTGCGCCACCGCTACCTGAATGCCACGACCATCGTCGATCTGAACGAGCGGGCGGCCGAGTCGCGGTTCGCCGTGGCGAGCGAGAACCGCCAGCGGCTGGACGCGCTACTGGCTCAGGCACAGACCGAGCCGCCGATCAGCGACGCCGGAGAGTTCTGGGACCGTGACCCCTGGCTTCTGGGCGTGGCTAACGGCGTCGTCGACCTGCGCAGCGCCACCCTACGCGGCGGGGCGCCGCAGGACCGGATCACGCTGCACAGCGACGTCCCGTTCGAACCCGATGCCCGCTGTCCGCGCTGGCTCAGATTCCTCGGCGAGGTCTTTGGCGCCGACCAGGAATTGATCGACTACATCTGGCGCGCCGTCGGCTACAGCCTCACCGGGGACACATCAGAGCAGTGTGTCTTCACATGCTATGGCTCCGGTGCCAACGGCAAGAGCGTGTTCCTTAACTCGCTCCGTGCGGTCGGCGGCAGCTACGTGTACAACGTCCCCTTCTCCACCTTCGAGCTGGAGGCCCGCACTTCGATCCCCAACGACCTGGCGGCGCTGGCAGGACGACGCCAGGTGACGGCTTCCGAGACGAACGAGGGCGTGCGGCTGAACGAAGGGAGACTCAAGGCACTGACCGGCTGCGATCCGGTCACCGCCCGCTTCCTCCATGGGGAGTTCTTCACGTTCCGGCCCGTCGCGAAATTCTGGCTGGCCGTCAACCACAAGCCGAAGGTCACAGACGACTCCTACGGCTTCTGGCGGAGGGTGCGCCTGATCCCGTTCCTGCAACAGTTCAAGGGCCAGGCTGAGGACAAGAACCTGGCGACTCACCTCGCCGAGGACTTACCGGGCATCCTGGCGTGGGCGGTTCGGGGTGCGATGGCCTGGTACGAGCGGGGCCTGGAGCCGCCGGCTGCGGTCCTCAACGCCACGGAGAGCTACCGAACCGAGTCCGACCCGCTCGCCCAGTTCTTCCAGGAGCAGTGCATCCTGGAGGACGGCTGCGTCACTGCCGCCACCGCCGCCTACAAGGCCTACGGCGCCTGGGCCGTCGAGCAGGGGATGAGCGAGCGCGAGCGGCTAACTTCGACAGCGTTCGGGCGACGGATGGCCGACCGGTTTGAGAAGAGGCACGCCCACAGCGGGAACGTCTACGTTGGCGTTGGTCTGCTGTCTGAGATCGCGCCAGAGGGGGCCCGGTGAAGGGTTTGGTGAAGGGTTTTGAATCTACGCTCGCCGAAAACGAGGTTTTTCTCTATGTGATCGCCTTACGCGAGAAAACATGGAAATACCCTTCACAACCCTTCACCCCTTCACCATACGCAGACACTGGGGAGAGCGAACACCATGAGTGAATGGTGCGAGAGGAGGAAGACCATGAACCGGTGGGGGTCGGATTTTTTGAAAGACACTGGCCCAGGGACCGCTGGCGAACCACTCTCCGACCATGTACGGGTTTTCCTGGAAAAGATCACAGGGACAGGGAGGCTTTGAGTGGGTGAGAGAGGTCCGCTTCCCAAGCCTTACGCCCGCCGCCGCAACCGGCGCCAGACGAGCGGCAAGTCGGTGGTAGTTTCCCGCCCGGCTATGCCACGCGCCCTGCCGCCTGAGGCGAAGGCGGAGTGGCGGCGGATCGTCGGCGAGCTGGAGGAGGCCGGGCTACTGGCCAGCATCGACAGGGCGGTCCTCATCCGCTACTGCACGGCCTGGTCGGACTGGGTGGAGCTGCAAGGACTACTGGAGCGTTCGGGCAAGCTGCTCAAGGGAGCGAGGGGCCACCTGGTACGCAATCCACTCTGGTTCATGAAGCAGGACGCCGAGCAGACTCTGGCGGAGCTGGGCCGGCAGCTCTGTCTGACGCCGGTGGCGCGGATTCGGGCGGGGGTCGCCCACGAACGGCCGAGCGAGGACGAGAAACCGGCAATCGCCATCATTGAGGAGTACCGGAGGACGCTGGAGGGAGACTGATGATGACCACAGCAATAGCCACGGTCGAGATCGAGAACGTAGACATCGATTCCCTCCACCCCGACCCGGCAAACCCTCGCCGTATCGGGAAAGACGAACTGGAGGCACTGACACGGAGCCTGCGTGAGTTCGGCTTCGTCGTGCCTGTACTGGCGAGGAAGAGCGACCACGTCGTCATCGGCGGCCACCAACGGCTGCTCGCCGCGCGTCGCCTCGGCTGGAAGACGGTCCCGGTGATCTTCCTTGACCTCTCCGTCGAGCAGTCCCGTCTCTTAAACCTCGCCCTCAACCGCATCTCCGGCGAGTGGGACCAGGAACTGCTGGCCCGGATGCTGGCCGACCTCAAGCCGGTCGAGGACATCGACCTCAGTCTCTCTGGGTTCAGCGAGGATGAGCTGGGGAAGCTGCTAAAGTCGCTCGACGTACGGGAGAAGCGCGAACGGGTGGAAACGTTCGACCTCGACGCCGCTTTGGAAGCCGCACAGGCCGCACACGTTGCCCAACGTGGCGATCTGTGGCGGCTGGGGGATCACCGCTTGCTCTGCGGTGACGCAACCGACGTCGGCGACGTGTCGCGGTTGCTGGGCGAGACGAAGGCGGCGATGGCCTTCACCGACCCGCCTTACAACGTCAGCCTTGGCGACCACGGCGGTCAGCAACGGAGCAGCCGCCGGCGCCGCATCGCCAATGACGCCCTGCCGGCTGAAGCGTGGGAGGCATTCGTCCGCGCCTGGGCGGCGAACCTCCTCAACCACGTCGATGGCGCCCTCTACGTCTGTATGAGCACCAAGGAGTGGCCGCTGGTGTCTCGCGTCCTGGAGGAACTCGGCGGCCACTGGTCGGACACCATCATCTGGGCAAAGGACCGCTTTGTCCTGGGGCGAGCCGACTACCAGCGCCAGTACGAGCCGATCTGGTACGGCTGGAGAGAGGGCGCCTCTCATCACTGGTGCGGCGACCGCGA